CTGCCTTGGCAATTGCATCACGCGCTAAGTCGAACGCTTGTACGATTGAATCGTTGCGGTCTGGGTCGTAGCAGTGCTCCATCATTGCGTACAGTGCAGCTAACAAATCAGGTGCAGCAGAGATTAACCGTGCGTTGGCCTCTGCTTGTTTCAGCGTAGAGCGTTTGTCGCCCTTGACCTTGGCTAGTGGTGCGTACCCACCAGACTGGGCACTAACTGAAAATGCTCCGTTACCCATAGCACTGCATCTCCACATACCTGCTGTATACGGCCCAATGTTTTTAATTTTTTCATTCATCTCGATCTCTTTTTTTAATTAGCCTTCCACAAATTTGGCAGGCGTCATACGTGCCTTCACTTTTTTCAATCCACTCAGTGCGGATTAAATGCCCAGTCTTTTCACACAGCCACATAAAAAAATCACACACCGTTCATCTCCTTGCTCAATCCACGCCAGTTAATTTTTTGAATTGGTGATGCACGTTTTTGATGGAACTCTTTAGACGCTGGGGTGTGGTCTGGGAAATACCACTGCGACCATTTCTTACCGTCCCACCACGATCTAATACCCTCGTTGTGAATTTCGTACTCGCCAACGTGCACCGGCTTTATGCTTGGGGGGAACCAAGGTGTCATGAACCACGAAGTCATATTCATTTCTTGCCCGTTTCAAAGATGCTCAAAGCAATCATGGCAAGCAAACCCAAGGTGAACGTAGCCCCAATCACCGCGAAGGCGCAGAGTACCCACAAAGTCCAGTTCATTTGTTCCCCCAGTTGGGACGCCGCCCACCCTCAAGAAGCCACAAGTTGTTTTTACGTAAGTACCTGACTGCCAATACCCACTTAGCTGCATCCCTGCGTTTGTAGTGAAGACGCCTTGCCCTTGTTGTTAAGCTCATTTTGTTTTCCTAGTAGTTTTAACAGTCGCCATACCGGACAGCCGCACCAGACTCACAATTAAGTGGCAGGTCTAAGGCCCACTGGGGGCGCAGCCGCATACACAACTCAATGTATTCCCTACCTGTATCTTTTTCTTCCTCTGGAACCAACGCACATATCGCATCATGCACAGTCAAAACAACTCGGTACTTCTTTGCTACGTTCAACAACTGCTCACCAATAATGATTCTCGCCAGTGCCTGACAGCAGTTGTGTACTACAAACGGCCCGTTGTCACCCAGCACAACAAACCTAGACCGTGGCCCAGCGTTCATAATGTCGTACACCGATTTCTCGCATTTGGTTTCCGAGAAAGTTGATCTATGGGCCAACCATGAGCCAGCCGATAGTACAAAGTTGTATGCGCTATTCCTGTTTCCTTGCTTAGGGCTACTACGTCCACTCTGCGTTCGGTATTCCGCTTGTTCATGTTGCTGCTCCTGCGAGAAATCCAATGGCAATTCGCCAATGAGTAAGGGCCATTGTTGTCCTTGCGGTCTAAATCTAAGCCCCGCATGTAAGTTGGCCCCATATCCCCCCAAAAATTTGCAAAATCTTGTTGCCATTGAGCGCATACGTGAATACCCCGACCACCATAATTTGCCCATGCTTGGTGTGAAGGTAGTCGGCATCGGTCTAGCATTGACCTCCATACTGCAAATGCTGGGTGTTTGCTCATGCTGTGTGTGGTATTCGCTTTGGATATTAATTGCTTGGTTATGCACCCGCAATTCGGAGTCCCGCCGCGCTTGATTTCCTTGGTAACAGAAGCTCCCACCTTGATGCAATGTGCTCCGCATCGGCATAGAAACCGCCAGCTTCGTTTCTTCCCGTCGCTGTGCTCTGGGCTCAACGCTATTAATATGCCGAAGGTCTGGCCTGTAAGGTTGGGGGTTCTGTGATGCAGCTTTCCATCCATCATCTGTAAGTACCTCGTGGTTTGGTGTCATATAAACACCGTCGATGGTAACACAAGATTGAATTGATTTGAATACCGTTCCTCCATGAGATACAAACTCTACACCATCATGTACCTTATCAGTAACCCCTACTTTCTCAATAGGAACCCATCCTCTGTCAGTTAACACGTAGGTTCCTTCGGAAATACAGTTCTCTATCAGCTTGCCTCCATATATCTTGTTAGGGATTACCGTCTTGCCCTTCTTGGTGTCGTACACCAACTCGCTCTTGCCATCCTTAGTCCATGCACGTAGGTTGGGGTACTTGAGGTACAAGCCGTTAGGTAAGCGAATCCCCTTCTTGCCCTCTACTACTAGCGCACCAGTACGACCGAGGGGTGCAGTCAAGTCACTCATCATCGCCTCAAGTGCCCTATTAGCTTGTCTCCACAGCGCGGGAACCCACTCGTAAGTATCCCGATAAACTTCGATGATGCGTTTGCATTCATCTAGCTCAGTATCCACACCGGATATCTTTAGTTGGGCCTTGAACTTATCCGCACCCATGCCGTAGCCACAACCCAATATGGTTGTCTTGCCCAAAAACCGTTCAGCTTTGGTGATGTCCTTCTGATCCTTGGCATAGATACTTGAAGCCATGATCTTGTACACATCCTCGCCCTTCTCAAAGGCGTCTACCAAATCATTCTGTTCAGCCAGCCACGCCAGTGTTCGCGCCTCAATCTGTGAGGAGTCAGCGTCAACCAACACGTACCCATCAGGGGCCATGATTGCTCTCTTGAGCGTTGCACCACGCGGTAGATTGTGTAGGTTAACCTTGTCCTCGCCGCCCCACCGACCTGTGTGTGCTGCGTAATACTTAAGCGGAACGGGCAGCGCACCGCGAGTAGCTATCTCTAAGAACCTCTGTGTGCGTGTCTCCTCCAACGTAGACTTAACCCCAAGCCTTGCTGCTACGATGTGCTGTACAAGGATATTCTCGTGCTCCAACAAAGCCTTGAACGCTTCATCGGTCTTGGAGAAGGCGTAGGTATCCTTGCCGTTAGCCAGACTCACCTTCATGGGCGGCTCTACACCCAGACTGCGCAGGACTTCGGCAAGCTGAGGGTTACTCATTAGCTGATCTTTGGTTATCAGCATCTTGCTAAGCAAGTCCTCCTTCTTGTACTGTACTTCTTTCAAGTTAGTCCTAAGAGCAGCAACGTCTAGCTCTAGCTGAGGCTCAGTGAACATACGCACAGTCTTGTCGATCAGCAGCAACTCGGAACGGGGGAAGTCTTGAGCCAAGTGATAGAACAGTCCTACGGTCAGGGTTACATCGTTCCTGCAATACTCACCATACCGTGCCAGTTCTTCTGCGCTGAAGTCGATGCGGTGCTTACCCAGTGCGTTAATAACCTCAGTGCCCTTCTCCCCTAGCTGGTAGTGCGTAGCCAATGTCTTGAGACTGCCGCCAACCTCAGTGCCATGTATGGCTCGTGCCATAGACAGCGTATCCACAATGCCTTTCGGGTATATGCCGAAGTGGTGGCTCAAAATAAACATGTCGAACACAGCGTTGTGGGCGATGACTAGGTTCTCATGCAGGTCAAAGCCATCCAAGAAGGTCTTTATCTGCGCCATAGTGCCGCTAAACCAAACGGGTTCACTGTCGCCCACCTGTACAGCAACTCCAATAGCCTCAAACTCATCGGAACGCACGTACTCCTCGGTAGTGATTTTTGATAGGCTGTACTTGTTGTCGTAGTACGTTTCAAAATCCAAGCAAATGATGTTCATGGTTTTTTTGCTTTCCCAATTATCTGTACGCTGCTGCCACTGCCGTGACCATAAGAAATTGGCCCACCATTTCTCTTTGGCCCACCCCTGCTGTGAAAATCGCCGCTACTGAAAAGCCCCTCTTGACCACTAATTTTCCGGTCATCAAGTAAGTTCATCATCACCATCTCTGTGAAATCCTGCGCAAGTACGGGGTACAGTGCTTCGTACAGTGCTGCTATTTCTGCATCGCTAAGGAAGCCAAGGGGTAGTGGGACAACTTGAGGGTGCTGCGACCTTGTGCATACGTTCTGCGTGAGTTCTCTCCAGCGACCAAACCCTTTAGTGCCGAACTCCTCTGGGTGGCTTTTGATGCGCTCAAGTAGAATCTTCACGCCTGAATTAAAATTCTGGGCGTCCGTCATGATAGTTCCTCGATTGTGATTTCTAACATTTGTTAGATTATCGGTTTGATAAGGGAAAGATAGCCCTGCAACGATCCCACCGATGTTTCGTTGATGACAAAGGACATGCCACCTGCCTCATTGATTAGCTTCATCTCGTGCTCTTGTAGGGCAGTGGGCACATTCTTACCAGCTTTGCACTCTATGCCTACGAACCTACCCTCTATGCAGCACACAACATCAGGCACACCAGATCGCCCAAAGCCATGCGTTGCGGGGAAAAAGTAGTAAGCACCCATGCCCTTGAGTATCTTGACTACCTGCTGTTTTACTTTCGCTTCGGGAGTGTTTGCCATGTATTTAGTATATAGACTACCTTAACTTTGTCAAGGGAGTAGTCGAAAAAGGGGGGAGGAAAGTGGGGCGGTAAAGTGGATTCCCTGCCGCCCCTTCAGGTTATGGAAAACCCAGTCAGCGCAACATCAACTCTGACTGGCGTAACCTGCTTCACATCCACAAAGCTCCACAAGTCACGCTAAACACTCTACTCGCGTGCGCCTTCTTCGGTTTCGATCTCAATCAGCTTGTCGAGATAGTGCCGCGCCTTCTGCAAATCTTCGACGCCACCCTTGAGTGGGTATCGCGCCATGTACTTCACAACATTACCACTAAAGAACCCCAAGTCCCAAGCCCTAATCACATCCCAAGGCTGAATAATACTGCGATAGTGATCGCCACCTACTTGTACTTGGTTAGCGGTAGGCTCAGGCATGACGGCAGGGGGGCTGAGCATGTCATCATCTTCAAGAAATTCGTAGCCGTGGGTCACTGACGAATGTAGTGCGGCTGCTTTGTCCTTCTTCGCCATAGACCGCATCTTGTAGATGGTAGCTACTGTGCAACCCACTAGGGCGGCAAGCTCCTTAACTGGCATGTTGGGGTGCTTCTTAAGCATAGTGCGTGCGCGTGCTGTCTTATTTGGCTTCGTCATTTGATTCTCCTTGGGTTTGAGTTTGTACATACGCTGCTAGTACTTCACGCATCTTTCCTTGCGATGTATCGGGGTAATGCTTTTTAAAGTAGTCCAATGTAGATACGCTCAGTCTGATACTTGTCATGAACAGGGCCAACTTCTTGCCCTTCCCTCTCTTTCGTTGGTTAGCTTCAATCATCTTTCTTCCTCGTCACAATAAAACTCTCCTCGTCAACACGCATACCCATACCCTCTATGATCTGCGTGGGCTGCACCAACTTCAACATACCTATCGCAGTACGGATATGCTCAGGTAACTCCTCGGATGACATACGCCCACTGGGGTACGGTGAATGTCCTACTATACCTACCCTACTCTCGTCACTCAGCATGTAGTCCTGCCCGTACACACTGACAAGCACGCTGTCACCAGTCATATTCCAAGCATCGGTCACAGTGTTGCAAGCAACTAACTCCTGTTTTGCCTCAGTTAGCTTAGCCATAAGCTTCAACCCCGCAGGGTCTAGGCTCTCCACAAACAAACTTACATTGGCTTCGAAAAACTTGTGCTTAAGAGCGTGCATGGGACTCTCAGCATTGTTCACAGCTACCATCTTGCTGCGCTTGACCGTAGCCAATACCGCATCTGCCAGCGTTCTTTTCTCATAGAACCTTTCGACTAGGGTCTTAGGGTTAACGAACTTCTTGACCATAGCAGCAGCACGCTTTATGTCCTTGGTCTTTACCGTATCGCTCCTAGTTCTAACGTGACCAATGCGCTCGTTCTGGATGCAGAACACCATGTTGCCGTTACTGGATGCCTCTATCCCAACGGAACCTATTGACTCCCGCTTCTCAAAGATACCGAATGCCCTGACCATCCGTTCCCCGTTGTACCGAGTCCATGCGCTATTGCACTTGAATGTCCACTGTGGATACTTGAGTGCCAGTTCATTAAGCAAGGGGGCAAGCGTAGGGTGAACTTTGGATTCTACTTCCTTACCTTGATCGCCCATACTCATTAGGGGGGTTATGTTTGTGTAGGTTGCCATGTTGGTATCCTTACCAGTCGAACCGCTTGAGAATGTCATCTACCTTAGACTTGACGCTACTACGCACATCAGGAGACTCCTTGATCGAGTCGATGTCCACGCCCACCATCGTCAACTCCAGCGCACGCCGCGCTTCTTCCAGCTTCGGGTCTTTGGTGATGTTCAGGTGAGTCAGCATCTCGCACAGTCCTTGTGCGTTAGTAACGAACGTGTCGTGATACCGCCGCTTGGTCTCCTCATCGCCTTGCACATCGGTCAGCTTCTCCGACATACCCACCAAGGTCTTGTGCAGCCTGTCCCACGGTTCACGCATTGCGTCTTTGAGTCGCGTGCCGAAGTCTTCTTCGTACTGCTTCGTTAGCTCTTGCATCTCTTGGTTGGGGATATCCAATCGAAAGTCACCTGACTCCGGCAAGGGGCTGAACCGCAAGCAGAACCCGAACTTGCTCTTAAGCTCGTCGATAGAAGGGTAGTCATTGCTGTCGAACAGCGTACCCATGTGGTGCTTTGCCAAGTCGATCAAGTCCTCGTAGCAGTCGTACAGTCCTTGGGTCAGCACACCGTAGTTGCTCTGAAACGTATTCATGCGTTGCTTGTAGCCCATGAACAGCGAAGTCGGCAGGAGTCTCGGCCCCTTGTTTGCCCACGACATAGTAGTGGTGCTGTGATACAGCCTACACATAGCTGCGTAGTCTGCAATGTCCTTGCGTTTGTTAGTACCGGCAAGCAGGTTCTTCCTGACTTCTGCGCTGCCCTTGCTTGCCTGATTGCTGCTAAGCACGATCTCGGTTGCGCCCTTGTCCAGTTTGCTGGCAGTCCATACGCTGATGTTCAACTCTACTAATACTGCGCTAGATGTAATGCTCATTTGATTCTCCGTGATAGTTTTTAAAATCTAACAAATGTTAGATTTTGGTTTGAAGTGACTGTTAACCTACCGGCTTACCTGCCAGCTTAGCCATGCTGTACATGGAGTCCGACATAAGTTTGAGCGATACAGAATTGATATCCGTATCAAACACATGATGCGTAGTCCCACCATCCTCTGCCTTGTGGTACTTCGTCTCGTATGTCTCCGCATTGCCAACCAACGTCAACAATGCCGTAGCCTTGTCCATGTCCATAACGAACGTGGTGTATCCAATACTTACAATCGCTTTCATACGGTTCTCCTAGTTGTTCCTGATATGAATGGTCTTGCCCACAGGTGCAGTCACTCTGTTGCCGCCCACGATGACCCAAAGTACAGGTACATCCCAGTCAGTGCCCCAGTCACCGATCTCCCCATCGGTCAGCATAATCAACGCTTGCGGCTTGATATCCTTCTTCTTCATGTACCGTGATACGCAAGTAGGATCAGTGCCGCCACCACCCTTGGGCTTCGTAGAGTTGATGATGTTGCCCACAGTCCCGCTGTCGTACTCCTCATGTCCAGCAACCTCGCAGTCCCAATACATCAAGTCCACGCGATCAGGGCGCACATCCTCAGCGATGCTCTTTACCTCTGACATAAACTCCGTCACCATCTTGGCGTCCGACCACACCGACCCTGACATATCCGCACCGACACACAAGTGCCCGACCTTCTCACCGATCAAGCTAGGCATATACACGTCGGTATGCAGGAAGCGTCGGTTCACCCTGCGCCATGAGGATGCGTCCTTGGCTGCGCACGTACTGGTAACGAACTCACGCAACACCTCACGCCAGTCCACCTCCGGTTCGAGCAAGTCCTGTAACTCACGGCTCAGCCCACCACGCCCCTGTCCTGCTACCTTGTTGTTGGCAATCACGCCCTGCCGTATCGCTGAGTCAATGTCCTTGCCAAGCGCAGTCTTCTCACTCTCGGTCAGTTCCTTCGCACCCTCCCAGTCGTGGTCATCCAGCCCACCACCACCACCGCCGCCCTCACCTTCACCGCCTTCACCCTCACCATCCTCGCTCTGCCCCTGCTTGAGAATATCGAACACCTGCTTGGCATTCATCCCTCGGAACATGGGGTCAACTAACCCGATAGCTTTCCCTGCCTTGGTAGGCATAGCGATGACTTCTTGGTTCACATCCATGTCCGTAAGCTGGATGTTGATGACGTAATCACATGCTTGGTTGCTCAGCTTCGGGTTCTCCTCCCACAGCTTGCGCCATGTGAACAGGTGACGGTACGCCTTGTGCATGGTCTCGTGCATGACCACGAACGCAAGCTCCTTGTTATCCAGACTCTTGATGAACGCTCGTCCGTACACCTCATCCCGTCCGTTGGTTGCCGCCGTAGGCACACCGTCTTCGACTCGCGTACTACCCACAGTCATGAGTCCTGACCACAGCGCGAACTTGGGGTTGCGCATGATGTCGATCTTCACCTTCTTGAGTCGGCGTTCTTCCTTGTCCTTGACTTCCGTGATTTCTAACATTTGTTAGTTTCCTTTGTTGAATACCATGAGAGCATCAAGCTCGTCTCTGGCAGTTAGGTAAGTACAAAATGTGGGGGCATCCCCGTTCTTAAGATCTGACTCGTACCAGTACGTCACCCTGTACGTGTGCATACCCTTGTTTGTGTACACGCTGTACGGCTCTGACTTGTACAACTCGACCTTGGTGACGTTCATCTTCATTACAGCAAGTCCTCGTTCTTCTGCACCCATTCTGCGAACTTCTTGTTGCCGAACGCGATGCTCTGCTTAGCCGGTGTCTTGGCAATGTTGATGGCGAAGCACGCTTGCCACTCTGCTTCGAACCGCTCCAGATACTCCATGAATGGAGAGAACGTATCCTTCGTCACCTTGTTGATGGCTCCAAACACAATGATTGCACAAGCCCCTGCCGAAGTAGGCACACTCGCAGTACGCGGGTTGGTGGTCACGCTCTCCCACGTTGGGAGTTGATCGGAGAACTCGATGTACGCCTGCATATCCCTGCTTGCCGACTCACCCACCGCGCCCGTCATTGCTGCTATCAAGGCATTGGTTGAGTACTTCGCTCTGGTCTTGATGATGTTGCTCACCACTTCCAGCGAACGCGGAGACACGAAGCCCTTCATCGCCTTGCGCGGGTTGAAGATGTACGGGTTGTCGGCATTGGCTGAGTCCGTGTAGCTTGCTAATGCGTGTGGATACTGACGTACCCACGCAATAACTTCTGGTGCAATGTCGTTGTTCATCGCCCACTCCATCCATTCGTCTGCGTCTGGCTTGCGTACATGCAAGGGAATAATGCGGTTGCGGGTATGCGCCTTCATGCTATCGCCCACACCATCGCCGGACATGTTGCCGGTCAAGAAAGTCAGCGACTCATAGTGAACCGAGATATCGCCCAAGCGAGGGTTGGACACCTCAAGCATGGGGTGCAGCATGTTCTTTACAGGGTCTGGCCCTTTGGTGAACTCGTCGAGCATGGTAATCACCGGCTTGCCCAGATGAATCTTGAACCGAGCGTTGGGGTAGTACACGGTGGTCTTAGTCTCGCGGTCGATCACCGGCATAGCGATATCGCCTAAGTCCAAGTTGGGCACGTCTACGTATGCCGTGTTATGGGTAGGAAACATCGTTGCGAGCAGCTTGATGATGGATGACTTGCCAATTCCGGGTTCACCCTCCAGCAGGTAGCGGTTCATCGGCGTGCCAGCGATCAGGGTTGCAGCTTCTGCCAGCGACACGGTAGTACCAAAGTTGATCTCAGCCATTTGTAACTCCTAGGTTTTCCAGTTGTTTCCAGTTTCTAACAAATGTTAGATTCTGGGGTGGGTACTGCTTGGTTGGTACTTCTCTACTACACACATTATAACACGATTAGGTAGCATTGTCAAGTTATTGGCGTGGTAATACGCCTTTGTTTTGGGGTTAGTCTTCGTGGTAATACCTGTCCCATCCAGCTTCGAAGAACCGAGCGTTGCTGTCCTTCTTCACTATGCCAAGCGGTACTTCAGTACGCACAAGCACCTCGTCACGGTGCAAGCCAAGCAGCATCTCGTTAAGTCCGTCCATCATCCATTTCAGGGTTATGCGGTAGCCTTCGAAGTTGACGTTGTTGTTGTAGTTGTAATTGCTGTTCCGGTAGCTGTACCGTGTGTCGCCTGACTTAGCCACTAGGGTATAGAACGCCGCGAGGTTGTCCTCGTAGCTGGTACTCAGCATCTGCTTGCGCAGGGTGTTCGCATTGGCAGGGAAGTCGGCAGCAAGGGGATTCAAGCCACCCATGTTGTGCTGGTTGTGGTTCAGCTCTTCCCTGCCGTTAGCGATCTCCAACGCGCCGATTGTTGCGCTCCCTCTGAGCTTGCACATACCTGAGTACCACGTTATGAATTCGGAATACTGTTTTTTGATGTTGTTGACTGCCTTGCGGCTCGTCTTGTGGACATAGCAGTTCTCTGCGTTGACTGCCTTGTATGTATGGGAGTTGAAGTCCTTGTGTAGCTGGAGTGCGGTGAACCTTGGTATGCGGTACTCCCCGTCGTCTGGGAGAGATACTACGATCTCATTGTTGAATACTCGCGCACTCAAGCCAAGAACTTCACCAATGAACATAGCCGTGGTGTTGGTTGCCCAGTTGCCGTAGGTAACACTGACCTCGGTTCCCGATGCGGTTGGCTTCTTGAACGTCACTACTGGCGTGTTGTGCAGGTAGCATTGAACGTCGCCCTCGCCAGCCCCTGCCTCTACGATACGCATGTGGAGCATATCCACCTTCTTGCGGTTGCCCAACGGGTAGCAATTCGTACTGCGCCCACGGATAGGCTTGGTGTTCTTAAGCAGGTAGTGCGCATCCTCATACGTGTGTAGTACCCTGATGCCGGTGTTCCTTAAGTTGCCGTACATATGGTTCTCCTAGATAGGGTTGGTTTCTAACAGATGTTAGATTCTGGTGTTACGGTTAGTCTGTGTAAGGCGTCTTGGTTTGCCCGAAAAAAACATCTTCGGGGTTGTTGCGCAACGCATGGCGTACCATCTGTCTGACGCGCTTGTTGACAAGGCGATGCACGAACTTGCCCCATGCACTGCCAGCCCCGAGTCGGCAGGTCTTGCACCCGCAGCTTTTATGCTCTTTCATTCTTCGTTCTCCTTAAAGTTGTCGTCAAACTGCTTCCACGCCTCGCACACACAGCACGTCGGCTCGAAGACTTCGCAACGCTTGCCCCAGTAGAACTCAATCGCCTCATGTACGGGGTTGTTGTCAGGTGCGGTGTTGT